TCGTTCGCTTCTCTTGAAAGTGGATTGATTCGCTTTCAGTCTTCAATCACTGATGCGATGTCTGGCACAGGTGAAGCTGGAGATGCTTTCAAGGCTCTCGGAATAGATCTCTTCAACTCCAATGGAGAGCTGAAAAGTGCTGATAAGCTGTTCACTCAGACAACGAATGCACTGGGCCAATTAGAATCTCAGACAATGCGCAATTCTATTGCGATTGATCTCTTCGGGAGAAGAGCAGGCCCAGGCTTGGCACAGGCTGGAGTCTTAGGCAATATGGAAGCCTTCGCTGATTTTGCTTCTGAATTCGGTGTCAATATGAAAGATGCCGGTGCAGAAGCTGCTCGTTTTCAGCGTGCAATGGCTGAAATAAAGCTCGTGCTTGAAGGAGTCTTTGAGGGATTTCTAACGACGGTTACCGGCACAAATAGGCTATCTGATGCACTATTCAAGGTCGCTGATAACATTGTGTATTTTGGTTCTATCGGAACAGATATACTCGGAAATATCAGTCAATTTGTGCGTGCCTTGATTGAAGGCTTCAAGGGTATAACGACAGCGGTAGGCAATACAGGCAAAGCATTTCTGGCACTTTTAAGTGGTGATTTTGAGAAGGCAAAGACAATCGCAGACGGCACAGCTGTTTATATCGGTGAACGCTTTGAAGCAATGTTCACAGAAGCGACATCAGGCTTAACTGATACAGGCAAGATGATCCGAGATGCAGAAGCAGCTGTCGCAAGACAGCAAGAGCTGAGAAAGACCCTTCTTAGTGCAGCTGGAGCAGGTGGAGCAGGAGGAGGAGGAGCAGGAGGAGGAGGAGCAGGGGCAGAAGCAGAAGCACGCAAGTTCGGAAAGCCGATTACGATTCCTTTGAAAGAGCTTTCAGATTCTCTTGATGAACTGGATTCTTCAATCGTTGGACTAGAAGCAGCTTTCAAAGACTTGCCTGATTCACTTGAGAAAGCTTTTAAGATTGTGACAGCTGGCCTCGCAGCTGATATCGCAATTCAGGCAGCTTCAGGCCCAGGAGGCACAATCAGAGCGATCGGTGAATCACTTGATTCTCTGACCATGGGCATGTCTGGAATCATCGCAGATTCTATCGCTGGCATCGCTAGACTCGGTGAAAAATCACCGAAAGAGATTCAAGAAGAATTTGATAATTTCGTAAAGGCTTTCTCTAAGGGTCTTGAAATGCTTCCGAGAATCTTGATTCAGGTTCTTCCGAGATTCGTTGTTCAGCTCACAGTCGGAATCTTGAAAGGGATTCTGAAGCTGCCTTTTATTATCGCAGATGCAATCGGTGAAGTTTTCGCAAGAGCATGGAACGCTATAAAGGAGTTCTTCAAATCCATCTTTACAAAAGAGGGAAGACAAGAACGGAGAAGAGAAAGAAGAGCAAGAAGAGAAAGAGGAGAAAGAGGGCCGATCGGTGAATTCTTTCAGACTCTTTCTGAAGACAGTGCTTTCTATATGTCAGGTGGTATGGTTCGTGCTCAAAGTGGAATTCGCTTCACTGGTGCGAAGCGTGGGCTAGCGATGCTGCATGAAGGCGAGGCAGTGATTCCAGCTTCAGGGCGCACAGGTCAGGCTGAACAGCGATCTTTCAATCAGGCTGGCGGTAATGGAATAAATATCGTTATCAATAGCGCAGTGGTGGAGAATCGTGCTATTGATGAATTAGTCAGAAAATTAGAAACACGCTTCGGCACTTTTGGAGTCGGAAAATCTTCACTCTTCGGAAGGTAACATGGGCAACGCTAAGTTTTATTATTTCTCAAGACCAGCGGGCATTTCTTATCTTCAGACGATTGATCTTCAAGAAGCTCTCGCTGAGCTGTTTTCCGAATATGAGATAGATGCTCAAGACGGTGTTTCATATACAGGCCGACGATTCAGAACAATTTCAAGATTGTCTGAGATTGTGAGAATCCAGCGAGATCGGATGGTCGGTGGTGAAGATCTCGCAAGGGACTTGCACTCTCTTCAGAGTCATCTTGCACATGGTTTTCCGACGATGTTCAGTGCCGATTCTGATAAAGCATATGCGACTTATCTCAGACAGCCTGCGATGGTGGGTGACACTGTTATCTATGTCGGACCGAATGTCTATCGTTCTTTCGTAGGGAATCAGATCGTTCAAGCTGGAGATTATCTGATTCTTGAATCTCAGAACCCAGGAATGTTTTATCAACAGGTGGAGATTCAATCAATCACAGCGACAGCGACATCAGCTGGCACAATCACGCTGAGCACTCCGATTCAATTTGATTTTGATTCAGGTTCAGTCGGTGTTCGGTGGTATAGATTTTGGCCTTCACTCAAGAGGCCAGTGGACAATCTGAACACGAATATGATCTCTAATGAAAGGGGCTTTCTCTGGAGCCTTGATGTTCTCATGACTCCAGATTATGGGGTATATCATGACTTTCTGATTCCGATCGGAAGAGAAATCGGTGATATAACGACAGGCTTGATTGATACGGCTGATCCTCCAGATTCACCACTCGCAGAATCTGGCTTCTGTCCAGTAGATCCGAAGACAGGGAATACACTTGGAAATATTCCGACTGAGCCTGACCTTTCTTCACCGAGCATCGTGCAATAATGTCATGGAACAATTATTTTATTTCTGAGCTGGAGAAGAAACAGAGCCTCAGCTTTCTCTTCCGACTGGAATTTGTCCGCCTTAAGTTCGGACCGTCAAATGGATATGTCATAGATGTAACGAATCAAGAAATACAGCTTGAATCAGATTCTGTTCGTATCAATGGCACATCTGTCCAGCCTCAATCTTTCAATGTGACCTTCGGTCAGTTTTCACTGAATGTCGTCGGTGATTATCGGACAATCAAAGACAAGATATCAAGAGGAGCTGTCGCCATTCTCTATGTGGGATTCAGAGGATACAGCACAGCAAATTATCAAAGGCTGATATGGGGCCAGCTCACAAATATTCGGAAGATCAATTATCAGACCTTTGAATTGATATTTGATGATGCATTGTCACTCTTGGATAATCGGCTGGATCTTCGGTATGATACAGGGATTCAAGTTCATAAAAGTGGGCTTTATTATACGCTTCTTCAAGATACGAATCCTTCAACTAATTTCAATGTGAATACTGATACTCAATTGTATTTAAACGACATTGATGCCTTTGAGAAAGATACGAATACAAATGGATTGATCAAGATTGAAGAAGAGCACGCTTCAGATATTTTCTATGCTCAATGGACATCCAAGACTTATACGACAGCTCCAGCTGGTTATCTGACTCTTGCGACGACTGGCCCCTTCTCTCCAAATTATCCGACTGTTTCAGGCGTGACCATACCGAGTGAGATTCATACTCATGCAACGGTCTATAATGTCGCTTTGATTCAAGACTTTCCACCGCATATTCTCGGAAGAGTCATATCAAGAGGCACAGGGAATAGTCTTGATACATTGCCAGTGTCATGGGGAGTCAGTGGAGGGAATGGAGATCTCCCTTCAGATCTATATGACTATTCAGATGCTGAAGCTCAGAAGATATACATCAAAGCAGCGAGCACAACCTATAATTGGAGAGTGCCGATTCTGGAGCCTCAGACAGAATTCGCTCGTGTCTTGACTGACAAGGCAGCTTCAGTCGGTCAATGGCCTGTCCTCAGACAAGGCAAAATCAGCTGGAGGGGCTGTGATGATCCGTACGATGCGACCACTCCAAATGGCTTGAAGCCTATCGTGACAGATATCACTGACGACGACATCATATCAGTGATATCACATGATTTCTTTGATCCGAATGCTCCAGCTGTGTACACCAAATTTAGAATCATCTATGATCAAGATGGAACGACGACCACATTAACAAGAAATGCGACTCTGACCAGCCTGCCTGCGTTCGGTTCAGCTCAAGACAGAGGAGATGGATTGACCTTTGATCCGACTCAGAATCGGCTGAATATGGCTGTCGCAGACGGCACCAGAATGGAAGGCTATTTTAGATATACAGTGGAGAAGATTGTTCTGAACACTCATATCAGAATGGCACAGTATGTCGCAGGAGATAATGTCAGATTGACAAGTTCTATATTATATGGCACTAATGAACAGGGAACATACAACAGAAGAATCGGAATGATTTCTGGTGTCGATATAGATTTCGGAAGCCGATCATGCATCGTAACAATTCTATTCTTGCCCACAACATCGCAGAGGTCGTTCAGATGAAGCCAGAACTATTAACAAAACTAGAAGCTTTAGGCTTCAAGACTTTCAGCGGAAATTATAATCTGAATCTGATCGGTATTCGCTCTAAGAAGCAAGTGCCGAACAAATT